GATTGAACTGCGCTATAAAAATGACCGTATAGAAATCGTCAATGCTCCTGCCGGTTTACTAGAATACATCAACAGCAACCTTGGCGGGGTAACCACAGATAATCTATTTCGATTGATAGATCTAGCGCCTATCCTGGGCTATGGTATAGCTCAAGACATTGCTGACACAGTGATTGAAGAATTTGGTAATCGCTTTTATAGTCTTTGCGCTAACCGACAGCTCAAAGTGGACTCGGCTACCAGCCAAAACATAGTACAAGACATCATCACCTACGCACAAGCTACCAATAGGTTACCCATCTTTGTTTACGAACCCGATTTGAGCGATCGTTTGTTTACCGCCTTTAGTCAGTGTTTGCCGGGTCAAGTCGCGGTATTGACCGAAAACATGCCGGTGCCTGACGATGCCCAGATTGTTTATACCACTCGTATACCACGCACACCTGTTGGCGACATTCCCTTGATGATCAGTAGTGCTGGCATGCTCTACGGTGGTGACCGTCAGATGTGGATCCAAACAGCCGAAAAGGTTGTGTATTTTACCAAAGAAGTCTATAATAAGAACATTAAAGGACCTGAGGTTTGCAAGTTAAATTAATAATACGTGATGAGGTCAATGTCAAGTTAGAAGGTCTTGAACTAACTGACAGAAAAACACTCGTTAATAAGTTTAAATATGAAGTGCCCGGAGCACGTTATCAACCTGCGGTCCGACTGGGACGCTGGGATGGTAAAGTTGGATTTTTTGCTCTAGGTGGTAGTACCTATATCAATTTACTGCCTGAAGTATTGGAATACCTTGACTCAAAAGGTTACGATATTGCGGTAGAAGACCTACGTGAGTATCCAACACAGTTTAGTTTTGAACAGTTTACAGAAGATACCTTTGCTGACCAAACTTGGCCCGCGGGGCATCCACAGGCAGGAGAGCCTATTCGATTTCGCGATTATCAAGTTGAAATCATCAATAATTTCCTAACGAATCCACAAAGTGTGCAGGAAATCGCCACCGGTGCTGGCAAAACCATCATGACTGCGGCCCTGAGTAAAAGCATAGAGCCCTATGGCCGCTCAATTGTTATCGTACCAAACAAAAGTCTAGTGACACAAACAGAAGCAGACTATCGTAACCTGGGCCTAGACGTGGGTGTGTACTTTGGCGATCGTAAAGAGTTTGGTCGTACACACACTATCTGTACTTGGCAAAGCCTAAACATCTTGCTAAAGAATACACAAAGCAGAGAAGCTGATGTGACCATAGGCGAGTTCATTGAAGATGTGGTGTTGGTCATGGTAGACGAAGTACACATGGCCAAAGCTGACGCACTAAAAACATTGTTGACAGGTGTATTTGCCCACGTGCCTATTCGCTGGGGCCTAACAGGAACCATTCCCAAAGAGGACTACGAACAAGTCAGTATCTTTTGTAGTCTAGGCAACGTGGTAGGTAAATTATCAGCAAGTGAACTTCAGGAAGCAGGTCACTTGGCCAATTGTCATGTAAATATAGTACAGCTGGTTGATCACGTCGAATACCGAGAGTATCAACAGGAATTAAAATATCTAACAGAAAATGATGAGCGTGTTGCTTATATTTCTGATTTGATCACTAGAGTCAACGGCACAGGTAATACGCTGGTCCTAGTAGATCGTATCGCCACCGGCAAATTGCTGGTAGAAAAATTAGGCGACCGTGCGGTATTTGTATCGGGCGCTACCAAAGCCAAAGACAGGAAAGACGAATATGATGAAGTTGCAATTAGTAGTGATAAAATTATTGTGGCTACCTATGGTGTTGCTGCTGTGGGCATTAATATCCCTAGGATTTTTAATCTTGTGCTTGTTGAGCCCGGTAAGTCTTTTGTTCGCGTCATCCAATCAATCGGTCGTGGCATCCGCAAGGCGGAAGACAAAGATCACGTCCAAATCTGGGACATAACCAGCACTTGCAAATTTGCCAAGCGACACCTGACACGACGCAAGGCTTTTTACAAGGAAGCCAACTACCCATTTACATTAGAGAAGGCCGATTGGCAATGAGAATACTAACCCTAGACAACACCAGTTACTCAATGGATTCAATTCCAGACGAGATAGACGAAGTACGATTTTGTGTACTGGACAACAGTGATCCCAAAGATCCCGATTACTTTTATATACCTTTGATTTTTTTGGAATCGTTTAACAGTCCTGCACTAGTACTACGCATCGGCAACAACACTATTCGCATGCCGGTGGATTGGCAAATCCTAATAGGCGAACCCGACTTTGGCGACCTGGAAGTTGTACCATTGACCAGCATCAATGATCGCGGATTCAACGTGTTTACATTCAATCCCCTGACCAGTTACATGCCCGAGTTCCATCCTGTAGAGATCGTGGACATTTATCAAGACGTCAAATGGTATTTTCCCAAACTCAAACCTGGACAACTATTGGCTATTCCCTTGACTGAAGGCCCAAAGCCCATGTGTGCTTTCTTTATCAAAGATATCAGCCGCCAAAGTGAAGTAGTCGATTACGGAAAAGTATGGTAACATGGGCCGACTCAAACCAGGTGCCACATACATTTACGAACATGCAGATGGTGTAACTTACGCTAGAGAATCGGGTGCCCATCCTGGTGATAGAATAGCCATTGGTTGGACTTATGATAGGTTAGAGAAAGATGCAAGAGCCCAGCGTGTTACTTTATGGGATCAGATACATCATGCGGCCAAAACAAATCCTGCTTTACAAGAAGCTATAGAACGTGTTATAGTTATATATGAATTACAAAGAGGCGAAGATCCGCCTGGGTGGCATCCAGTTTAAGGAGACAGTATGAGCAAAGAAGAAGATAAAATCAAACACGGCGATCGTATGCATCGTGCGTGGACTGCAATTAAAAAGCAACTTAACATTATCAAAGCACACAAGAATTTTGGCGAAGCTTCAAAACGTATTGACGAAGCACAACCGCATAGGTTAGCCAAACATCATGCAATGGATTGCGGACAAGCACATTGTACCCTATGCGGTAATCCAAGACACAACAAACGTACCAAAGGCGAAGAAAAGTTAACCATCCAAGAACGTCGCAACAATCAAAAAGCCCAAGATGAGTGAAGATAAGTTAAGCATCAAGAGTGAAATGTCTGCATTTGATCGCAAAGACAGGAACTTTTACGACAGTTTAACTGACGAAGAAAAGAAAAAGTTTAGCCCGTTCTTGATGATTCGTTATGGTGCAACTGTCACAGGCAATGCTGACCTACAGGCCTACTACTTGATGAGTTGTAACGAACGTCTTAACAAGCATTTCTTTGATGTAAACACAGCACAACACAAAAAACTACAGTGGTTGTTGGCCACCACAGTCAGTCCCGGCATGGGCAATCAGTATCATCAGTGGATAGCTCCAAAAAAGAAAACCAACGACAACAAGTCAATCAAGTTTTTGCGTGAACTGTATCCGCATTTGAAAGAAGATGATCTCAAGCTGATGAGTGAACTCAACGACAAAGATGATCTCAAAGCCTATGCCAAAGGTCTAGGTTGGGCAGACAAAGATATCAAGAAAGAGCTATGAACATTTTGATCAATGGCTGTAGTTTTATGGACAACTATCACTATCAAAATCAGTTTGGTCAACTGCTTGGCGGTTCAGCTGTAAACATAGCCAAAGCTGGTAGCAGTAATAGACGTATCATACGCACCACCGTGGACTACATAGAAACAAATCCAGTGGATTTTGTTGTCTTGGGCCTGACCTTTTATGATCGTCAAGAAAGTCCGTTTCTGACCATACCTAAACCCAGAGAAGGCCATTGGGTCAGTTATAATCGCCAGGGCATGCAGGCCACTTTTTGCGATGTCAATGACTTTGACAGCACAGTGGAACACAAAATGATTGGTGATTACATACTGGATCGTTATCGTTACGACATTGGCATGCAGTATTTAAATCAATTGTATTTGGATCTGCTTATGTTTTCGGGTTACTTAAAAAATAAAGGCATAGGCTTTTGTATTTTTAACACTTGCGAACGCCACCATCAAAACATAGATCTGGGACCAGGATTTGTTCCATTTTCGTTTATTGGCAATGAATATCTAGAACAAAATGGTTGCAAACCTTTTGAAAAAGATCTAGATTTACCCGCCAACGCTAGACATCA